GCCAGTAGTAACTGGACTTATATCTGATAACTCTAATGTTAGAGCTGGATCAGATGAAATTTTAACTTTGCCAGAGGGTAGTAACTATAATATCGTTGCTCCACAAGGAAATGTAAGAGATGTTATTGAAAACATTAAATGGCAAATAGAATTAGTGGCGTTAAATAATCATCTATTTGTTACTTTCGCACAATCTGGTGGAGAAGTACCTAGTGGTATATCACTAATGATTAAAGACTTAGAACGCCACGAAGATTTTATGGACGACAAAGAATTATATCGTCAGTATGAACAAGATTTTTATAAAGTAGAATATGCTTTATCCCAAGTAAATAGCTTAGGGTTACCAGATCCTAAACGATTTAAAGTCGATTTCTCTGAAGTCGAATACCCTATGACTACTCAAGATAAGATTATGTTAAGCGAGTATAAGCTAAAGCATAACTTAACTACTGAAGCAAAAATAATGGCAGATGAAAACAAAGATTTAAGTGTTGACGAAGCACAAAGAATCATAGAAGAAAACAAAGGTGTCAATGGCACACTATTGCCAGTAGAACCAGCAGAACCAGTAGAGGAAGTCAATGAAGGTAACTCTCAAGAGTAATGTCTATTTTGACAAGATAGATACAAAAGCACTCCCTAAACTTATATTCAATACGGTAATACTTCCTGTCGGTAGAGCAGCTAAAAAGAAAGTAGATAGTGCTTTTACTGGTAGGGGAATGGGAATAGATATATATGGAGAGCCATACGAACCTTTACACCCTAGCTATATGGACTGGAAAGATAAACAGGGTGGAGCAGATAGAACGATGGTAATGTTTGGGGGACTTAAGGGAAGTATAAAAATAAAAACAAATCAAGACAAGAATCTAGTGAAGGTATTTTCTAATATTAAAAAAAACTACGGAAGAAAACATCTAACAGGTGGTGGTGGATTAGAAGAATCCGTAAAGATTCGCAAATGGTTTTTTACTGAAGATGAAGTAGATATACTTCACTTAGACGACAGGTTGTTAAAAAATGATTTTGATAAAGCATTTATTGCTTTAGAAAAAAAATTGAGATCGCAATTAAGAGGAAGAATGCGTATAATAGGTAGTAAACATAATATCAAATTATAATGATAAACCTAATAAAAGAAATATTTAAAATGATGAAGGAATTGCGTGAAATTTCTAAAGCTAATAACGAACTATTGGGTTTTATCTGTCAAAGAGTTGCTCCTCCAGGAAACATAGAAAAAGATAGTATTGATATAGATGACTTTATGACAACTTCGTTAGAAATGTCAGAGATGTTTGAAAAATACGATATTATGCCTGACGAGTTTGGGATTTCATAGATTCTTCCCTAGCAATTAATTCTTCCAACCACTTTCTTCTTTCATTGTTCGTAGGACGTTTTGCTGGTAATGGATCTAACCCTACTTTCTTAGCTCGTTGCAATAACGCATATCTGTTAGCTCTATCCTCTCTACGCTTTTGCCTATAAGGTTTCTTACCTTTTTTTATATTAGCTACTGCCTTCTTTTCATCTTGTTTTCTTTTTAAGGGTTTGTCGTTTATGGGATTTCTTTTCGGAAGTATTTCTATAGCTTGTTGCACTTCTTCGCTTTCTACATCTATAACTTCAGTAGCGTCTATTTCAGTTGCTTTTAAGAATTTTTCAAATGGACTATCTACTGTTACATTAATATTTTTAACTAGCTTACCAGAATGCTCTAATACTAGACGCCCTGCCTGGACATTTCCTTCAACAGCTTCTCGAACCATACTATTTAATACCATAGGTAGCTTTGCATTAAAAGAAATCATATACTTTTTATAATACATTTCTACAAACCTGTCATCTGAAAACCAGTTGTGGATTGTTTGAGGTGTCATATTCAACTCGTTAGCAAGTTCGGTTTTATTTAGCTCTGGATTATTAATCAATAATTCAATAGCAGCCATTTGATTGGCTTTTTTCAATTCTATATTACTCATCTTCCTTGTCCTCTATATTTTTTCTTATAGTATTTCTTAGATAGCTTTGTTCCTCGTTTCGTATTATGGCTATTGCCTTGTCGAGTTTTTTTAGCTCCATTTGAACGTCTGTCCTGTGATGTGAACCCCCTCATTTCTTAGGGGTATCCTTCTTGCGAAATATTCTTTCCCACTTCTTTTCCCACTCTTTTTGGGAAATACCCATTCTCGGCTTGTCGCCTTTACCAGCACCGTTGGGTTTTTTATATATGCTTTTTTCTACCATTTAACTTTGTTTGCCCAATAAGCTGCTGACATTTTACCTTTAGCTATATTCTTGCGATGTCTAGCTTTAAATGATCGGCGTCTTGCTTTTTGTGCCTTACTCTTTGGCTTCTTACCAGCACCACTTACACCTTGTTGTCCAAAACGGATCAACCTAATCTTACTACCAGACTTTGCTAGTACAGCGTGTGATTTTTTTGGGTGCTTAGGTGTTCGCTTGGGTTTATTATATCCCCTAAAGCGTTGTCCTCTGTAAGTAATTGCCATTATTTCTTTTTACCCTTTTTCTTTTTTGGGCGTCCTACTTTTTTTCCGTATGTTCCTTTACCACTTGGCATAACTATCTCCTTTTTTTTGCAGTCTTAGCAGCTGCTTTAAATTGTTTTAATGTTGGTGCATATTTACTTTTTTTACTACGCATTCTTTCGACTTTCTTTGCACCACTAGCTTTTTGTCTTTTTATTCTTTTACGCTTTGCGTGTATATTTGCGTATAATCCTTTTTTAGCCATTATCTCCTCTTTCTCAATTTTTCTTTAGGACATTTACCAAGATAATCCACTCGATTTTCTGCTAACGTGTATCCTTTGTGTAACCCACAATAAGTTAAATCTCCTCGCTTTGCAGCGAAAGGACATTTTTTTTGGACTAACGAGCAATAGTCGAACATTTACCCTAATCTATATCTAATTCGTCGTATAATTTGCGATCTGTCATAGTATTTTTAGCATTTATGACAAGCATTGGCTTAGAAGGTAGTCTTTCTACAAGGAATTTCTCGCCCTTACATAAGCATTCTTCTAAGGCTGGTGCGTTTATACTGTGTTCTACTTCAAATATTTCTTCGCATTCTAAACATCTATAATCGTATCTAGGCATACACACAATTTAACAAAACTTATTCTATAAATACTAATAAAAACCCTAAATATCTTGGATTGCTCGTCTAGTAGAAACACGACAAAAATCAGAACCTAGTAAATCTCTATAAGTCTAACAATACTAGTCGTTTACAGAGATATTTTTAAATCTTGATTGTTATATATAGAGTATTAAATTATTACTATTTATACCTAGCAAATAGTCGTTTACGGTTACTTTGCAAGGACTGCTATAGCTAGTGACGAGTAAGTTCCAGTCCTCTTACTAGGGGTAGAAATATATTCAAGGATCAAACAAAAAGAAATATATTCAAGGATCTACAGCTTGATCAAGGTTTAAAAGTTGGCTTTGATTTGGTTAATTCGTGCTTTGTATGGATCAAGGCGTAAGGTTGCTAGTAGCTTTCAAGATATCAAGACTAAACAAAAAAGATATAGAACATAAAGAAAAAGCTTGATATTGATCTAGATTATCAGTAATGTAAAAAGATGACAACAAAAACCATAACAAAGGGGTTAAAAATGAACTATCAAGAAAGATTTTTAAATGATGATCTTACGATTAAAGAATTAAAAACAGGTACATATGGAGAATACTTAATGTTCAAGGCTATTGGATGGAATCAAGAAGCTAGAGACAGTCAAGTGTGGATCAAGGAAAGCAATTCATATTGTAGGCAATCAAAGAAATACATTGTTACAAATTGTGGGGATCATAACAAAACAAAATTAGTTGACGGATCGAAAAAGATTTTCACTAATTTCATATATTAATCAAATAATGAAAGGGTTAAAAAAATGAAAACAAGACTACAGGAAATAATGGGTAACATCTTTGAATTAGGCACATTAGAACAAACGCTTTTAATGATTGCTTTGGTAGGTGTTGCTTGGAGTGTTGGAGCTTTCTTTGGTAAAAGAGCATCTAACAAGCTTGATGAATGTAAACAGATCACTAACTACAAAAACTACGGAAAATAAGAAAGGGTTACAAATGATTGAAGCAATGATACTTTTAGTGTGCATATTATTAGGAGTTTTTTGTTCTTTTGATATTGAAGCAAATGAAAAAGAACTAAACAAAAAAGAAAGGGTTAAATAATGAACCAATTACTAATAGAGTTACAAGCGTTTTTAACAATAGGCTTTTTATTCTCTCCAATTATTGCGATCTTTTTAACGCCCAACACTAAGATTATAGGATTTGTTGCGTTGTTATGGGTTGTTGTAGTTGCTGGAATGTTTTCACAAATAGGTTAATTAAACAAGAAGAAAGGGTTAAATAATGAACATTAAAACAAATAAAGAAATAAAAGATATAGATTTTAAGATATATAAATTAAAGGTTTTATTTAATAAAATTTCATTAAAAATAAATAAAACGGATCAAGATGAAAAAGATTTAAAGATGTTTAAAAAATCTATTAATTCACTTAATCAAAAAAAGAAAGGGTTAAATAATGAACTCTAAACTTTACTTAGACGCATATAAACAACATTACGAGCAATTAGAATTAAAGGCTTTAACAAAAAGAAAAAGATCTTTAACAAATCTTAAAAATTCAAATGAAGAATTAACAAGAGTTAGAAAAGAATTAGAAAAGATCAAACAAGAAGAAAGGGTTAAATAATGAACATTAAAACAAGATCATTAATTGAATATTTTGAACATATAGCGC